CATTCATTATGCTATGCTACTACTTCACTTTGATGGGCACTATACCCGCAAAGACAATGGTCTTTCAGAGTTTCGCTGACCGCGATTTATTTTTGATTCCAAACTTGAATGATTATGAAACTTAAAGACAATACTATAAATATGAAACTCTCCGATAAAACTTTGACACTTCTGAAGAATTTTTCTTCCATCAACCAGTCCATTCTTTTTAAATCAGGAAACTATCTTCGGACTATTAGTGTTATGAAAAACATACTTGCCGAAGCAACAATTGAAGAAGAACTTCCCAAAGACTTTGGTATCTATGATTTGAACCAGTTTCTGAATGGTCTCAATCTTCATCATAATGCAGAACTCGATTTTACTAATGATGCATATGTCATCATTAAAGAGGGAAAATCGCGATCCAAGTATTTTTTTGCCGATCCAAATGTGATTGTCACCCCACCAGACAAAACTATTGCACTTCCAAGTGAAGATGTTTGTTTTGTTTTGGATACTAAAGAACTAGATAAACTTCTGAAAGCAGCAGCAGTTTATCAACTTCCCGATTTATCCGCAATTGGTGAAGCAGGAGTAGTTAAACTTGTTGTTCGGGATAAAAAAAATAATACCTCAAATGATTTCTCTATTGTTGTTGGTGAAACTGATAAAGTGTTCACTTTCAATTTTAAGGTAGAAAACATCAAAATCATTCCTGGTTCCTATGAGGTTGTTATCTCATCTAAACTTTTGTCACGATTTAAGAATACTGGGTTTGATGTCAAGTATTATATTGCAATGGAACCTGACAGCACCTTTGAGTGATAATATATTTATGAATATCTTTTATAAATAAAATAAAAGATATTCATAAAATGAAAACATTCTTCTGTCGCAAATGTTCTTCTGATATTATAGAAACTAATTGGTATTATTCAGTCAGAGGTCGTGATGGTATGTGTAAATCCTGTAGAAAAAACTATAGGAAAAAAGAAAAAAGAGAGCACACTAAAAAATATGTTTCTGAAAGAAAAGAACACTATAAACAACTGATGACTGAATGGAGAAGAAACAATCCAGATTATCAAAAAAAATGGACTAAAAAATGTCCAGAAAGTCAGTTGTTGAGAAGTGCCAGACAAAGAGCAAAACAAAAAGGTATGGAATGTACGATCACTCAAAATGATATTCGCATTCCAGAACTGTGCCCAGTATTTAAAGTTCCTCTTGTAAAGAGGACAGAGTATGCGCCCTCTCTTGATAGGATTGATAATACAAAAGGATATATTCCCGAAAATATTGTTGTTGTGTCAAGAAAAGCAAATGTTATGAAAAATAACGGTTCTGTTGAGGACTTACGAATGCTGGTAGAATATTATTCAAAGTTGAGTTGAGGAACCTCCCATCAATATATTTGTTACTTCTCCATTTCCAGCAGAAAGTGCAATTGTACTTCCTGACCGTCACGTAACGAAGATGGCACTTGAATGCTGCCAGATGCTCTCCATCGTGGCGTCAGACTGGTATCACGGGTACGGACCCCTTCATAAGGCAGATGGGGACCCCTACAGCACCGCCAAGGGTGCTTTCAGGAACCATCCCTGTACCAAGTGGGCAGCAGAAAGCATCCATAATGCCTATTGGTTGATCAAGCACGGTATGAACCTCTGCGACGAATACACTCTTCGTTATGGTAAGATTCATTCGTGCTATAATACTTTGCTGGAGGCATACTACCTCTTTCCCAAAGGTAAAATTGATAAGGTAGAGAACTTTGTTCGTGCTATGCCTGATGAATGGAAGCACGATAATACTATTGATACATTTGAAGCATATAAAAAATATATTGCTTCTAAAACTTGGGTCGTAGATAATTATCTGCGGATTCCCCAAAGAAAACCAAATTGGATTTAATTAAATTATGACAAGTGATTTCCTTTTCGTGGAACGATATCGTCCTCAAGTAATTGATGACTGCATTCTTCCTGATGATATTAAAAAAACCTTTAAGGAGTTTGTTGAGAGGGGTGAGATTCCAAATCTTCTTCTTGCTGGACCTCCTGGAATTGGTAAGACAACAATTGCAAAAGCATTATGTAAAGAGTTGGGTGCAGATTATTATGTCATCAATGGATCCGACGAAGGACGTTTCCTGGATACTGTACGCAACCAAGCGAAGAACTTTGCTTCGACCGTCTCACTTACGGGATCTTCTAAACACAAAGTCATCATCATCGATGAGGCAGATAACACGGGCAACGACGTTCAACTCTTACTACGGGCAAATATTGAGGCATTTTATAGTAATTGCCGATTCATCTTTACCTGTAACTACAAGAACAAAATTATTGAACCCCTCCACTCCAGATGTGCCGTTATTGATTTTGCCGTCAAAGGAAAACAGAAATCGCAGTTGGCAGGATCCTTTTTCCAGCGTTTACAAAACATCTTGGATGAAGAACGCATCGAATATGATAAAAAAGTCGTTGCAGAATTAATTTCAAAGCATTTTCCAGATTTCAGGCGTGTTCTAAACGAATGCCAACGTTACTCCACAGGGGGTAAAATTGATGCCACAATTCTAGCATCCTTCTCTGATATCTCGGTAAATGATCTCATTAAACATCTTAAGGAAAAGAACTTTACGGAAGTTCGTAAATGGGTCGTATCCAATCTTGATAATGACTCTAGTACTATTCTTCGTAGAGTTTATGATGCACTTTATGATGCCCTTGTTTCTGGCAGTATTCCTGCTGCCGTTCTAGTTATTGCAAAGTATCAGTATCAGATTTGTTTCGTGGCTGACCAAGAGATTAACCTTCTTGCTGCTCTTACTGAAATTATGTGCGAATGTGAATTTAGATGACTTCTCTTAAATCATTAAAAACTTGTTTGAGGTATCATCCTAAAGATTATGAAAATAAAGAGTTACCTCCTATAAATAAAGGTGGTAATAGTAATACTTAAAATGAAATTAAAAAGATCTCAATACCAGCATAGTCATCCAACTGAAGTAGAACTTGCTTGGATATCTGGAATATGGGAAGGTGAGGGGTGCTGGCAGTATAAAAAAGCAAGAGATAGGTACAATCATCGCAATGGTAAAACTTACACTGCTAAACCAGAAATGCTAATGAGTATTCAAATGACTGATAAAGATATTATTGATAGGGTAGCAAAAATAATGGACAATAGAACTCCCACCTTTACCCATACTCCTAAAAAGAAAGCACTGGGATGGAAACCACTTTATACTTTCTCTATCAGAGGTAAGGCTGCTGTATTATGGACTAATCTTATGAAACCATATCTCGGTAAAAGGAGAATGGAAAAAATTGAAACGATTTATGAAAACATTGATACTGAACTGATATGGTTAGTTTGAAACAACTCAAAACCCCGGTGCGCTACCCTGGAGGTAAGTCCCGTGCCTGTGTTAAGATGGATCCATATTTTCCAGACCTACGAGATTATGATGAGTTTCGGGAACCATTTCTTGGTGGCGGAAGTGTTGCAATTCATATCACGAAGAAGTATCCAAACTTAAATATTTGGGTGAATGATCTTTATGAACCTCTTGTAAACTTCTGGCAGCAACTCCAGATGTTTGGTGATGGACTTTCTAATGTTCTATCAACTCTTAAGAGTGCTCATAGCACCCCAGAGAAAGCGAAGGAACTTTTCTTACTTTCCAAAGATAAAATTAATGATAAAGACTCGACAGATTTTTGTCGTGCTTTTTCATTTTATATTGTGAATAAGTGTTCTTTTAGTGGTTTGACTGAAAGTTCTTCATTTTCCCCACAGGCAAGTAACTCCAACTTCTCTTTGCGAGGTATTGAGAAACTTCCAGATTATTCCAAACTTATTGGGAAGTGGCGTATAACTAATTATTCCTATGATTATCTGATGGATGGAAACATAGGTGCTTTTATGTACCTTGATCCTCCTTATGATATTAAGGATAATCTTTATGGACGTAAGGGGTCAATGCATAAAGGATTTGATCACGATAAGTTTGCTGCTGACTGTGATTCCAATAGTATGGACCAATTGGTAAGTTACAATTCTGATCAACTTGTGAGGGATAGGTTTAAGAACTGGAATGCCGCAGAGTTTGATTTAACTTATACGATGCGTTCAGTTGGTGAATATATGCGAGATCAAAAACAACGTAAAGAACTTTTGCTATTTAATTATGGAATTGAAGGATTGGTTAAACTCGATTAATTTTACAAAGGAAAATTTGATGGATGATAAATCCAATCAAAAAGAATATGCACCTTACATCATCAATCGTTGTTTGTCAGGTCATATTGATTGCATTCTTTTTGTTAATGAAATGAATATTCATCATTCTTTGGATAAAGATATGCAATATTCTTTTTATCTAAATAGTTTGAGGAAAAAGAAGAGATTTTCTCCTTGGATTAGGAAGGATAAAGTCACAGATTTGGAATGTGTTAAGAGTTATTATTCTTATAGTAATGAAAAAGCATCTCAAGCTCTGAAAATTTTATCAAAGGAACAAATTGCTTTCATCAAACAACGACTTGAAATTGGAGGAAAAAAATGACTACTGCATATTCAACAGTAGAACCTGAAGTAAGTTGGTCTAGGGACCATATGATTGAGGTTATTCTTAATGAACCTGATGATTTTTTGAAAGTTCGTGAGACTTTGACTCGTATTGGAGTTGCATCGCGCAAAGAAAAAAAACTCTATCAGTCTTGTCATATTCTACATAAGCAAGGTAGGTATTACATTGTTCACTTTAAAGAACTGTTTGCCCTTGACGGAAAACATGCCAATCTTACTGTAAATGATGTTCAGCGTCGTAATCGTATTGTTCGTTTACTGTCTGATTGGGCACTAATAACAGTGGTAAAACCGGATTTAGTAACTGATATTGCACCACTAAATCAAATCAAAGTTCTTGCATATAAGGACAAAGGAGATTGGATTCTGGAGCAAAAATATAATATTGGTAAAAGAGGAAAAGTTCAGGAAACCGAATAAGAAAGTGGGGAGTTCAACACTCCCCTTTTTTATGTTTGTTGATATATACTAATGATGTTGCCTTCGGGGACATTATTAACTTACAGACGCTTTAAGGAGGTCTATTATGTTCGGAACAAGTTCGCTTACACTTTCAGTACCAGAAACTGCAAAGTATCTATTGGAAATTCAAAGAAATAGTATTGGAATGGATGAGTGGTTTAGGAGGTTTGATACTGCGTTTGAGACGCATACCAACTATCCACCATATAATCTAGTCAAAGAAAGTAGTGTTGATTTTAGGTTAGAAATCGCACTTGCCGGATACAAAAGAAAAGATATTGAAGTTACCACAGAATGGAACAAACTTTTTGTAGAAGCAAAGAAATCTGGTGATACTGGTGATGAGTATTTGCATCAAGGACTGGCAAAGAGAGCATTCACTCGCACTTGGACTCTTTCTGATGATGTAGAAGTTAAAGATGTTTCTTTTGAGGACGGATTACTAACCGTCAAACTAAATAGAGTTATTCCAGAACATCAGAAGAGAAAGGTATATGAAATCATTTCGGGAGTTTGTGAGAATTCTGAATGAAAACGTGGGTGATTTTGGTTCTACTGCGAAATATGTAAAACCAAAGGAAAATTGTTACGGAAGAACTGTAAAATATGCTATGGCGCCAAAAAAGAAAGTTTGTGCTTTGAATACTGATAGTGGTTCTGGTGGTGAATAAATAGTATTGACTATTGTCGCCGCAGGGAGGCAACTGGCAAAATCCAGTTGCACCTCCCCTTTTTTTGTGCTATGATACTTAAAGGTACGAGAATATTATGACCGTAAAACTTGCAATTTTAAAATCTGGCGAAGAAATCATAGCGGATATAAAGGAGGGAATGGTAGAAAATAAAGTAGTCACTTATATTTTCGACAATCCATGCAAAGTAGTACTTCAGGGTTCTTATAAAATTGTGAATGATGATGAAGAACCTGTAGATAGAATGAGTATTTCTCTTAGTCATTGGCCGACCCTATCTGCGGATAAGGTGGTTCCCGTTATAACTGATTTTGTTGTAACAATTGTGGAGCCAAATTCTGAACTTAAACAAATGTATACCCAACAGGTATTAAACAATGGAACAAAAAACAGTCAAATTGATAGTGTTGATGAATCAACAGATTCTGATCAGTCAGATTGAGGAGGTGGGTGCTGATATTGGAGAACCCGATTGTAAACTAATCGAACCATTTATTCTTGGTATAGACAACACATTACAACCTTGGTTGCTTGATATTACAAGTCAAAACACCTTTATGATGAGTTCTGACAAGATTTTAACTCTTGTAGATCCTAAACCAACACTTCTTGAAAAATATGAGGAATTGATTAAATAATGTCTTTACGCTTCTACACAAATGTGCAATTAGTTGGAAATCAATTTTTAGTTCGTGGATATGAAAATGGAAAAAGTTTTGAAACAAGAGACGAGTTTAATCCGACTCTTTTTATAAAAACTAAAAAAGAATCCAAATATAAAACATTAAGTGGGGAATTTGTAGAACCTATTCAACCGGGATATGTTCGTGATTGCAGAGAATTTTACAAAAAATATGAAAACGTAGATGGGTTTGAAATCTATGGAAATGAACGTTACATCTACCAATATATTTCAGAAAAGTATCCAGAGAATGAAATTGAGTTTGATATTAGTAAAATCAAACTTATAACTCTAGATATTGAAGTTACATCCGAGCAAGGATTTCCTGACGTTGAATCTTGTGTTGAGGAAATTCTTGCAATCACTATTCAAGATTATACTACCAAAAAAATTATTACTTGGGGAGTAAAACCATTTAATAATACTCGTAAAGATGTAACGTACCATCTTTGTCAATCTGAACACGCACTACTTAGTTCTTTCATTAATTATTGGATTCAAAATACTCCAGAAGTAGTCACCGGTTGGAATATTCAACTCTATGATATTCCATATATTGCCAAACGTTTGAATCGTGTTCTTGGTGAAAAGTTAATGAAGCGTCTTTCTCTCTGGGGACTTGTAACCGAAGGTGAGACTTATATTAATGGACGTAAGCATACAACTTTTGATGTTGGTGGAGTTACTCAATTGGATTATCTTGATCTTTATAAAAAGTTCACTTATAAGGCACAGGAATCTTATCGTCTGGATTATATTGCTGAAGTTGAATTGGGACAGAAAAAACTGGACCACTCTGAATATGATACCTTTAAAGATTTCTATACTAAAGGATGGCAAAAATTTATTGAGTATAACATTGTTGACGTAGAACTTGTTGACCGATTGGAAGACAAGATGAAGTTGATTGAACTTGCACTTACTATGGCATATGATGCTAAAGTAAATTATGCCGATGTTTTCTACCAAGTTCGTATGTGGGATACTATTATTTACAACTATCTTAAAAAAAGAAACATTGTAATCCCACCAAAAGAAAAAACCGATAAAGATGAAAAGTATGCTGGTGCTTATGTAAAAGAACCTGTTCCCGGTAAGTATGATTATGTGGTGAGTTTTGACCTTAACTCCCTATATCCACATTTGATACAAATGTACAATATTTCACCAGAAACTTTGTTGGAAGAAAAACATCCTACCGTAACTGTTGATAAAATCTTAAATCAAGAGATTGATTTTGAACCTTATAAGGAGTATTCAGTCTGTGCAAATGGTGCGATGTTTAAAAAGGATGTACGTGGATTTCTTCCAGAACTGATGGAGAAAATGTATAATGACCGTGTTATTTTCAAAGAGAAAATGATTGGGGAAAAGAAAAAACTTGAACAAATTGAATCTGAAATGAGATGGAGGGGAATTATATAAATAGTGCCATAGGAAACCATTACTTTAGATGTATTATTTCATATACAAAACAACAAATTGTTTAAATGGAAAATATTATTATGGGGCACATTCTACTAAAAATATTGCTGATGGATACTTTGGTTCTGGTATTGCTTTAAAAAAAGCAATACAAAAATATGGAAAAGAAAACTTTTATAGTGAAATTATTGAATTTTGTAATGGAGAAGATGAAATGTATCTAAAAGAAGAAAAAATAGTTGCAGAACACTATAAAAAGGAAGAATGTTATAATATGAATGTGGGTGGAAAAGGTGGTTGGAACTATGTAAATTCTAATGGTATTAATTTGGGTAATAATAATATTATGAGAAAATCTGAAGAAGTTCGGATGATAGTTTCCCAAAAAGGAAAGCAAATTAGAAAATCAAATTCAAAATACAAGAAGATTGCTTTAAAAAATTTAGAAAAAGCAGTTGAAGTTAATACTGGTAAAAAAAGACCAGAACATTCCGAATTTATGAAAGATTGGGCAACCAATCATTGGAAAGAAAATAAAGATTATATTAGAGATTGTTTATCTTCAACATTTAAAATAACATCCCCAACAGGAGAAGAAATTATTACTAATAGATTTGAAGATTGGTGTAAAGAAAATAATTTACCACATTCTACTCTTTGGGTTAGTAGTAGTAAAAATGGTAAAGTCGTTACAAAAGGTAAAGCAAAGGGGTGGAAGTGTGAACTTATCTGAATTGTCGGATTCCCAATTAAAATCATTGCGGGAAAAAACTATAAAGGAGATTGCTAGATGTAATAATATTCAGATGTCAAAAAAGATTTCTCTTAACTCTGCCTACGGTAGTGTGGGAAATCAATGGTTTAGGTATTTCAAATTAGCAAATGCAGAAGCAATTACTCTTTCTGGTCAGGTTGCTATCAGGTGGATTGAAAGTAAAATGAATACTTATCTTAATAAAATTCTCAAAACAGGTACGTATGATTATGTTATTGCTTCTGATACTGATTCCATTTATCTTCATTTGGGTCCTTTGGTTGAAAGTGTATACAAAGGAAGAGAGAAAACTACTGAAGGCATTATTTCTTTCCTTGATAAGATCTGTAAGATGGAACTTGAAAAGTATATTGAAAGTTGCTACCAAGAATTGGCCGACTATGTGAATGCATATGATCAAAAGATGCAGATGAAGCGAGAGAATATTGCCGATCGTGGAATCTGGACTGCCAAAAAGCGTTACATTCTGAATGTCTGGG